CATGGCAAGCGCGCTACACAAAACAAGGTCGGCTCGCCGCGCGTTTGGATGGCTCTTTGCGCGCGGCGCGCCCGGCGCTAAAAGAGCCATGAGCAAACGCAAGCCCCTCGCCGCCTCACCGCCGCCGCCGCAAGCGCCGCCGGCCCTAGTGCCGCTCTCGCCGCCGATCGCGCGTTCTCGGGCCTACTCCGACGCCGACCGAGCACGAATCATCGCCGCCGTCCTCGAGCGCATGGAGGCGGGGTCAAGCGCGTTCCGTTCGTGCAAGCTCGAGGGCGTTCCGTTCGTGACGTTCTCGGCGTGGATTGGGAGCGCCGGCGACCTCGCCGACGCCTACGCGCGCGCGCGGGAGGGGCACATCCGACGGCTCGCCGAAGAAATCGAAGACCTCGCCGACGAGCCGATCCCGACGACCGACCGCGGAAGCCTCGACGCCGCCGCCGTCGCAAAACAAAAGCTCCAGATCGACGCGCGGAAATGGCTCCTCTCAAAGCTCGCGCCGAAGAGCTACGGCGAGCGCGTCGAGGTCGTCGGGAACGCGGCACAACCGATCGCCGTCGCGGTCGATCTCTCGCACCTCACCGACGCCGAGCTCGTGCGACTTGCAAAGGGCTCGACGTGACGGCGCCGCCGTCGCTCGCGATGCGCGCGGCCGCGGAGCTCGAGATCCGCAACCGTCGACGAGCCGGCCCGCTTATGGACTTCGTGCCGTGGCTCTCGCCGCGATGGGAGGCGCCGCGGCACCTCGAGCCCCTCGTCGAGCTCTTCGAGCGCATCGCCGCCGGCGAGCAGGTCCGCGCGCTCGTGTCGCTCCCGCCGCAACACGGGAAGACCGAGACAACGCTCCACGGGCTGATTTGGCTCCTCTTGCGCAAGCCCGAGATCCTCGCCGCGTTCGCGACCTATAACCAACACTACGCATTTGGCCGAAGCCGGCAGGCGATCGAGCTTGGCAAGCGCGCCGGGCTCGAATTTCGCGACGGCGATCAAGCGATGGCCGAATGGCGCACGCGAGCCGGCGGCGGGCTCCTCGCGACCGGCGTCGGCGGCACGCTCACGGGTTACGGCGTACAACTCCTCGTCGTCGACGACCCGTTCAAGAATAGGCAAGAGGCAGAAAGCGCGACCGTGCGCGAAGGCGTCGACGCGTGGTTTAGATCGACCGCGCTTTCGCGCCTTCACCCCGGCGCGTCGGCGCTCGTCGTGCATACGCGATGGCACCCCGACGATCTGATCGGGCGCCTCGAGCGCGAAGGCACCTACGACGTGATCAACCTCTCCGCGATCCGGCCCGATGGCTCCGCGTTTTGGCCGTCGAGGCGGCCGATCACGTTCATCGAGGAGCAACGGCGCGACCTCGGCGCGTACGAATTCGAGTCGCTCTACCTCGGGCGCCCGAAGCCTCGAGGCGCGTCGGTGTTTTCCGGGCTCGCGATCGGCGAGCCAGCCGCCGCCGTGCGCTACGCGATCGGCGTCGATCTCGCGTACTCGTCAAAAACAAAAGCGGACTACTCGACCGCCGTCGTCGTCGCGCTCGACGTCCACGCGCGACCGCCGACCGCATGCGTCGTCGAGGTCGTGCGCATGCAATGCGACGCGCCCGCGTTCGGCGTCCGGCTTGCGGAGCTCTCGAGCCGCTACCCCGGCGCCGGGCTCCATTGGTACGCCGGCGGGACCGAAAAAGGCGTCGCCGACCTTCTCGCGTCGCAAGGCGTCCGGATCGAGACGCGCCCGGCTCTCGCGGATAAATTTGTCCGCGCGCAAGCGACCGCCGCGGCATGGAACGCCGGCAGAATCACCGTGCGCCGAGCCCCGTGGCTCGACCTCTTCGCGCGGGAGCTCGCGAGCTTCACCGGCGCGCGCGACCTTCACGACGACCAAGTCGACGCGCTCGTCGCGGCATGGGATGCACTCGCAACGCGCAGCGCGGCGCGCTACGATCCGACGTTTGACGATCTCTTGCCTTCGGTGGAATGGTAACAAATGGCAGCTCTAATCCCGACCTATCCGACCGCGCCCGGCCCTACCGTGACCGCGCCAAGCGAAGCGCGGCACCAGCAACTTCCGATCGAGGCGTTCAGTCGGTGGACGGTCGACGGCATTCGCTCGGCGCTCGACGCTCACGAGCTCGGCGATCTTTACACTTCGTCGCTCCTTGTGCGCGCGATGGGCCGCGACGAAAGGATCACGGCCGTCCTCGATACGCGCGTCAAAACGGCGGCGAAAATGCCGCTTTGCTTTGAGCCGACGGGCACGACGACGACCGAGATCGAGCTATGCGACGAGCTCCGTCGGGTCATGCGAGCCGCGCTCCCGGAAGACGTTCAAACGCGGATCTTGAGCGACGCGATCATGGTCGGCGCGTCCGTTTGTCAGGTTTGTTGGAGCAACGATGCCGACGGATGGCACCCAAGGCTCGAGCCGTGGGATATGGCGTACGCGCTTTACAATCCCGGATTTCGTCGATGGCAAGTCAACACGATGCAGGGGCTCGCGACGATCGAGCCCGAAGACCCCAACTGGTTTGTCTTCCGGCCCGGCGGCGAATACTCGTTTCTAAGCGGCGCCGTGCGCGCGCTCGGGCTCCCGTACCTCATGCGATCGAGCACCTATCGCGATTGGGTCCGGTACTGCGAACGGCACGGGCTCCCGATCATCGCGATCGAGGAGCCGGCTTTCGCGGAGAACGATTCGAAGCTCGCGTTCTATTCCAAGGTTCGCACGCTCGGGCGCGAAGCGGTCCTCCGCATGCCGCAAGACGCAAACGGGCAAGGGTTCAAGGCGCAATTCCTCGAGCCGACGACGTTGTCGTACGACGCATTTCGGCTCTTCCTCGAGCGGCTTGACTCGACGATCGCGATCCGGCTCCTCGGGCAAAACCTAACGACCGAAGTCAGCGGCGGGAGCTACGCCGCCGCCGACGTTCACGATCGCGTCCGCGGCGACATCATCGAAGGCGACTTGATCCCGTTCGCGGATCAGCTCCGCTCGCACGTCGCAGCCGCGTTCGTGCGATTTAACTACGGCGACCGCGTCGCGGTCCCGAAGATGTTTTTCGATTGCGCGCAGCCGGAAGACGTCGCGCGAAAATCGGAGGTCTTCGCCCGCAACACGACGGCCGCCGTGTCGCTCGTCGGCGCCTCGATTATTACGCCTCAAGAGGCGCGCCAGCTCCTCGGATTTGAGGCGATGACGCCGGGAGGCATGTCGCCGCTGGTCCCGGTCGAAGCGTCGCGCGTTGCGCTCGCAGGCGCGCCGGCGCTACCTGCTCCGCTCCCTCGGCTCCGTCAGCAGCTCCGCGACCGAAACGACGGGCAAGCCTACGCCGACGCCGTCGCCGACGACGCTCGACGACGAGCTCGCGCCGTCTTCGCTCGCGACCTCGAGCGCGTCGCAAAGGCTCTCGAGGACGGCGACACGTACGACGAGATCCGCGCGAACCTCGTCGACCTCTTCGAAAAGCTCGACCCGATAACGCTCGCCGGCGATCTCGAAAAAGCGATGACGCTCGGCGAGCTCGCCGGCCGCGCAACCGTCGAGCCGGAAGCCTGATCCATGTGGGCAATCTCTTCGGCAATCTCGCGGTTTGACGCGGCGCGCGACGCTCTTCTCAAAAAAAAGCCGATGGAAAAAGGCGCCTTCGAGGAGCTCACCGCACGCGCGCGACATCGCGCGTTTACGGTCGCGAACGTGTCTCAAATGGACCTCATCGCGCAAACGCTCGAGAGCCTCGCCGACGCGATTCAAGAGGGGCAGAGCCTCGACGAATGGCGAGCCAGGATCGGCGACGCGCTCAAGACGGCGTGGAGCGGCACCGTCGCGAATCCTCCGTGGCGGCTCGAGACGATTTACCGAACGAACCTTCAAAACGCCTTTGCGGCCGGGCGCCTCGAGCAACAAACGCAGCCCGAGATCCTCGCCGCGCGGCCGTACTGGCTCTTCGACGCGACGATTGACGGCCGACAGTCTCAGGTTTGCGAATTCTGCGACGGGACGATCCTACCCGCGGGCGATCCATGGTGGCGAGGTCATCGGCCGCCGCTCCATTTTAATTGCCGCTCCGACGTCGTGACGCTCGACCGCGAAGACCTCGACGAGCTCACAAAGACCGGCCGCTACAAATTCAGCGGCACGCCGATCCCGGCGCAAGAGGGATTTGCGCAACCGCCGGCGCT